TTTCAACTGCTAACCTTACATTATCCTTAGGAGTAAATCTTATAAAAATAGAAGCATTACTATTATTAAATTGAACAGTACCAAAATCATTAGAACCTGGTTTAGGGAGTACTGCATCAAAACTTCCGTTAGTAGGTTGACCAGTAGAGGCACCACTAAAGGGTGAACCGTTGCTATTAAAAGCAAATACATCAAATAATTTTAAGATATCGAATTGTTGAAAACGTCTATGGCCCATGTTTTATTTTTTAAAAGAAAAAGCGTTTACTTATTTTATTTTGTTGTGCTACATTTTCTGTTGCTGTGATATTACTACCACTTAAAATGTAATCTGTAACATTTATAATTGTATTATATTTAGTTGCTGATTGAGGTTGTCCCGCACCTAATCTTGCCCTTGCTGATGTTTCCGCACTTATAGAACCTGATGGAGAATAAGAGGCTAGGTGTTCTGTTTTTTGTTCATAATCTACGTTTGTACCAGCAATTTTTGTCCTTTCCAAATAGTGTGGTTCAATAACTAAACCTGTTTTTAAATTAGCTTTAGCGGGTACAAACTCTTTAATTAATTTAAATAATGTATGATCAAAAAATTGAATTGTTCTTATATAATCTCCAAATTTAAGTCTTTCTCTTGATTTTTGGAAATATATATCTCTAATAGTTTTTAAATCAGGATAACTACCACTTGTATAATGTTTAGGGTCTCCTATATAATCGTCTAACCTAAATCCTCCTAGTGTGTAGATTATATCTTCGTTAACTTCAAAAGTTGGTGAGAAAAATATACCTAAATCTGAATAATCTAATGGTTGTCTATCTTGTGGTGATGTTTCAACTGAAATAAATGGATCTAAGAAATTATCATCAAACGTACCATTATCAATTCTAACTTTATCAGATACCATAGCTGAGCCTACTGTATCTGGGGTAGTTAAGTGGTGGGTTTCTTCAAGAAAAGTTGATTCCATGGAATCTCCATGGACACTAATTGTGTTATTAGTTCTATTCTCTTCTTTAGGGGCAAAATTTAAATTAGTTACAGTAGTAGTAGGAAGATTTTGGTTATTAGATCCTAAAGAAGCTCTGACTAATAATGATTCAAAACTCGAACTAATAGTATTGCCATTGTAGTTAAAGGGTGATAATGATTGGGAAACAATAGTAGATTTAGTTAATCCCTCACCCCATCTTCTGTATTCTTGAACACTACCTGAAAACTGTCCCATTAGGGGATAGTCAGGTGGCGCCCCTGAATTTAAGTTACTTGGTGCTACTCTTATAGTTCTGCCTGTACCCTCTGCATAATAATTATTAGGTAAATCTAAACTACAAGATAATACATAAGTATTTTTATTAGGAGTAGTATTAGTAAGAAAAGCTGTAAGATTATTACCTGTTCCGTCTGAACCACTAGTTATATTAACACTTAAATTCCATACATCCCCATTATATATGGGTCCTAATAAACTGGCTGCTTTTCCAATATTGCCAGTAGAACCTGTAGCTATTACTAAGTGAGCAAATGAAGCAGAATTAAATTTAGTATGGTCTATACTTTGGGAGATACCTATTGCTATAGACTGATCAGGAGTTAGTAGATTTTCTCTACAATGGATAATATCTTGAGGTTCAAAATAGTTTGTTTCGGGTAGAAATCTAACTTGAAGAGTTTTAGTATTAGTAAATTTAGGATCACCTGCATCCGTTACAATATTCCCTACTGAATTACTCAGTTTAGCCATACGGCTCTCTTTTTGGTAAGAAAATGTTCTAAATCCTGTTTTGTCTACTAAAGGACCACCATATTCTTTTACATGGAGTACTGATTCAGGAATACCATAACACGCAATTAATGCTTTTAAACCACGTTCAGTACCTTTGGTTTTTAAAAGGTATGATGAGTTATGGTATAATCTTTTCCAAATTTCTTTAGCAATATCTCCTTTTGGGATTGACCCCCCATTTGAGGCAGATATCATTGTAGCAGTATCATTAGTCCCAAATTGGAAGGTACCAGTACCATCGTCACCAATCAAATATTCATATAATGAAGCATTTGAAAATTGATCATATGCACTAATACCTCTTGAGGTTAACTGGTTTAAAACTAAGTCTTTAGATATACCATCTTTTAACCCACTATAAGCTTCATTAATATCTGTAATACTATCTATATATGCCCATATTCCGTCAAAATGTTGTCCTATCATTTCTGTAAATAAGACATACTTATCATTTTGTGGATTATCTTTAATGTGTGGGGGAATTGTATTTACTAGATTGTAAACATTACATTCATCATATCTAGAGGCACTATACATTTGCCCACCATTATAAGTTTCAAGATTACTATCTACTAAAACTCCAAACCATGAATTTGCTGCGGCAGAATCTATTTTGGCATTGATGAAGGGTTTTGTACTATTTGTTTTAGGCCACGAATAGGTACCTGACTCATAATAAAGATATTGTTCATAAAGATCAAATCCTTGAATTAATCTATCTTGTTTAGATTCAAAAATAGTTTTATTTTCAATAACAAAATTGGAAGCAGTTATATCACCTGTTATATTATTTAGTTGTGCTAAAGAGCTAGAATAACTTTCAAGTAAACCTAACTTATATCTAAAATTCTTTAATCTTTCAGTAGCAGAACTAAAGTGGGTAAAATTTTCAAAATGATATCCTGACGGAGTATCTACATTATCAAACTCTAGATCTAAATAAACACCACTACTACTTATAAAACTTTGTACTTGATTAAAACTAGAAGTAGCAGCACCACTATTTAATATTTGGTCAAAAGTCTTGTATCCACTAGGTACTGAAAATATATTTTCATTAGTTAAACTAAAATTAGCAGGTCCAATATCAATACCAACATCTATAGTATCATCTGTTCCAGTTAATTGAACCGTTACTTCTAAAGGATTTATAATTTCTTCATATACTTTAAAATTACTTCCGTTACGTACGCTAAAAGGAAGTGGGTCGTAAAGTTTTATTAATCCCGTTCCGTCTCTATCGAGCTTAGCATTCACGACTAAAGATGATACTTGATTAAAAGATAAATTTATATCTTTTATAAAGGCAGAACTTATAATAGCATTACTTAAACTTAAAATATTTAATTTAAAGTCAGCTTGAGAAATATTATTAGGTAATACTCTAATTTCTTTCCTAGAAGGAGAAATTTCAGATATAGCAAATGGTTTACTTACATTAGTTACTTGTCTTTGAAAAGAAAAACTTAAAATATAAGTACCATTATTAAAACCATAATCTCTAGTTACTTGCTCATAATCAATATCAATTGAAGTAGTTTTTGGTTTTTCTCTAGTACCCCCCTCATCTTGATAAGATTTATAATCTTTAAAACGTTCATCTTTTATAAGTAATTTACCGTTTTTATCAAATATTTTTAGCTCAATTGTATCATTACCTGAACCAAAACTTCTTCTTAGTAATTTACTAGGAATTTGCTCTAAGTCAGCTTCATTGATAGTTTCAATTGTAGATGTATCTAATATTGCCATTTTTTATTTTATATTTGATATCCATTTCCTGCTGCTATACTTGCTCTAGTAAGACTAATTAGATCTCTTAAATCATCCTTGACTTTACCTTCAGCACGTTTATCTATAGCAGCATTCCACTCATTATAACTTCTTTTGCTGGTATTATTATTTTCTTTTTCTTTAGCTTGACGTAAATCGTTTAAATTTTTCTTTTCAGATTTACGAAGTAATCCACGTGATTCCATAGTTGCAAGATTAGATTTTAAATTACCATATTTTAAGAGCGGGTTAGTAGCAAAATCTATACCATATTCTGCTTCATAAGCGGCATTATCTGCATCTTCTTGAGCCGCTGCAATTGCTTCTTCTGCTTCATCTTCTGCTATTTCAGCAATTAAATCATTTAATCTTGCTTCAGCACTAAGTGCTCTTCTATTTAATTCTTCTATTTCTAAATCTTTACTATCTATAATATCTTGTAAGGGGCTTCTATAATCTTCAAAATAATCAGTACTAGTTTGTATTATAGTAGCATGTGAGTTTTCTCCTTCTTTAGGTATGTCAAAAAATATTTCATTATAAAAATTAAAAAATTCCTCAATACTAACCGAAGGTTGATCCGTAGTTAACTCTGTAAATTCCGTATCTATTTTATTTTCAAATTCTATTTTACTGTAGATGGTTTTATTAAATACTATATCACCCTCATATTTATCAGGCATCGGGGTTTCCTCGTTAATAATAGGACGAGGGCGAGGTTTTTTTCTATCTTTTCGCCTTACTCTATTAAAAGTATCCCTAGGGGTACTTATTTTAGTATTTCCATAAGATCTAGCCATTACGATTTAACTACTTTAAAATAATAACTATCATCATATACTCTTATTCCATCATCATTTTCATGTTTAAATAAAAGTTTATAATACCTTTCTTCCTGTAAACCATTCATATATAATTTAAAAAACATGCCTTCTGAATCGGCACTTAATCTAGTAGTATCGCTAAAAGGTATAACTGTTTCTTCTGTTGCATAATCTACTAAAGAATAAAAAGAATTACTCGTAAAATATTTTACATCTAAAAAATTAGATGATGTTACAAATTTTCTAGTAGGATATAATTCTCGCACATTAAGTCTAAATTTGGGCTCTTCTACTGTTTTATATTTTTCTTTATTATTTCTTAAAGTTACATAAATTTCACCACTATTTAAAACATTATCAGCATTTGGCCCATCATGAGTAGAATCATCCCATGAAATATCCAAATATGGAGGATAAATTGTATGGGTATCCATAGAGAAAAAATTCAATTCACCCTCATCCTTAGCCGTAAACTCTTGAGACGCAGATCTTTTTAATAAAAATCCATTGTTAGGAATTGTACTAGGAGTACCTCCTCCTTCATTTTCAAAACCATAATGTTTTAAAAAGATTGAGGTTACATCTATATTTAAATCTAAATCATCATTAAATCCTAAACTTTTAGTTACCTCTAAACCTTCAGCACCAACCCACCAAACACCACCTCCTTTAGCTTCATCAATAAAACTACCTGTCTGGAAAGAGACAAAACTTTCAGTAGTCCATCCAGTACCAAAGGTATTAGAAAACGAATTATCACTTCCATCTCTAAATTTCCAAGAACAACCATTAGTAATTTGTGGTGAATTTGATAGTCTACCTGTACCATTAACCCAACTTTCAGCTAATCCATATACTTCTATATGTTGTGTTCCGGCTAATTCAGCGTGTTCGGTTTGAAAAAATCTAAGACTAGCGGTGACAATATTTTTATCACCTGCTTTATTATTAACAACATCAGTCCACTCCGAAGTTTTAAATTGTATTAATATCCTACTAGGATAATGATTTAAATCAGTAGTTGATTCAGAATCTTTTAAAGATAAAATTTCATCTAACCCTGTGTTCAATGATTGTTCAGTAGGGTGTGAAAAAATAGTTGTATCTTTTTCAGGAAATATAAAGTAATGTGGCATGGTTATCTAGTTATTCTACCTATAATATCTGTATTAGGGTATTTTAATTCAAAGATTGCAGGGTCTACTGGTGGGTAAATAATACCTTTTCTAGTAGCCGCTTCAAAATTATATTTAAATTGAGAATACCCTGAATTTAAGCCAAATTTATTTGAAAAGACTATGTTAGAAACGTTTTGTACTCCTTCGACCCCAAATAATATGCTTGATACATCTCCTATTATTAGTGGTTGGTTAATTTGCCAGTTATCAATATTAAAGAAGTCTCTAAGAGCATTTACAGATCTTATAAGGACAATATCATTATTAAATCCTGGTCTTACTTGTAAATCAAATTCTACTTGAAAATTTAGTGTTGATGCGTCTTTAATATTAATAGCATCAGTCAACATTCTAAATTGTTCCATATAAGTAGCTAAATTAATTTTAGCAGCTTCGGGTAATGTTGTTAAATTTTTTCTTAAATCAAACCCTAAAACATATAAATTAAGTGCATTAGGGTTAGCAATTCTTTTACTTGTTTCTAATGAAATTTGGTTGTCTTGTGTAATATAAGCTTTAGCAATATTACCAAATTTAGAGGGCATTGATAGTGCTCTAAATATATAATCTTCTTTAGTTACTGTTCGTTTTTGGGCAGCAAATTGAGCAGTAGTGTTTAATCTTATATCTTGGGGAGAATCACCTGGCCCCCCACCTAAAGCCGGTCTAGGATTATTACAACTTAAAGAATTTTTTGCATCATTAAAAGTACTACTATCTAAATTACCTCTTCGTGGTACAATAGTTGCATTTCCTATTCTATTTATTACGTTTGCTAATGCATTAGACTTAAGACCTCCTCCTACCATATAAGTAACTGTTAAAGTTGTATTAGCTGGGGCTTCACCATAAGCTTTTGTGTATAGGAAATTAGAAGGATCATATGCTCTGTCAAGTAAAGATCTACCGTCTGCTATTCCTAGCCCTATATTATCTGGATTAGGAATAATTGTTGTATCATCACCTCCAGTAGATCCAGCTCCAAAATGGATTTCTAATTTTTTATTTGATCTAAATCTAGTAGTAAATCTTTTTGATACTTTTTTAGTTCTTAATAAATAAGGAACCTGACCACTATATTGTGGTAAATCTGGATCATAAGCTTCTGAATTATTTACTTCTTCAAAAACTGTTTCTTGAGCTAAATATGGAACTTCTGTCCAACTGCTACCTTCCGAATCTACTATTGATTGTATACCAATTATATTGCTATCATCTAAGGATAAGGTTTTAAATCTTTCAGCATTTCCTACTGTAAAAGTAGCTGTTTTTAATTCTGCACTTATGGCTTTTACTGTTTTCTTTAGTAAAAAGTAATCAGGTTGAGTACCATTTAAAGAATAAACAGTTTGCTCAGTAGGGTCTGCAGAAGAAGAAAAAGTAAAATCTACATCATCTTGTATTAGATACTTTATATTAGTACTATTATTAGGTAAAAAATTCGAATTTCTTAGTACTGTATAAGCATAGTCATAATCTGGTTGTCCGTCTCCTTTTGCTGGTATTTGTTGAAATAATTCTAAATCTACCACAGCAGGTGTTGTAACAGTAGGGACATAACCTAAATTATAAGCTAAAGCATATAAATTTTCATTTTCTTGGGCATATTGTAAGAATACTTCTTGTATTTGAGAATCAGTATAAAAAGAAAGTACATCTCCAATATAAGAGGCCATTTCAATAAACATAGTTCCTGGACTACCTTCAGTAAAATCATTTAATAAATCAGGATAATAAGTTTCTGCCAGTGAGATTAAAGCATTTTTAAAGTCGCTAAAATCTTTATCTAAA